CTTATTTGTATTACAAGACTAGTACGTATACTAGCAACCAAAAACCGAATGAAAAAACTATTGAACAATGGGAGCATCTCTCTAAGAAGAAAAATTGGAGGATAACCCAATTACCAAATGGTTTTTACCAAACGGAGTGCCAAAATCCTAATAATGAAAAGGAATGGCACGATGTAACGAGAAGAGAAACGATAAAAGGTGCTGAAACAGCAATAGATGGAAGCATCGATCACTTTTCTAAGAAACTAGAAGCTATACAAGGCCCAAAAGTTATCAAAACATTTGAGTAGTAACAATTAAATTAAATTAAATGGAATATAATCTACCTAGTGAGATTGTCAAAGATTTAAACTTTGGTGATCAAGCTAAAGGCAAAATTTTAAAGGGCGTGGATAAACTAGCGAAAGCAGTTAAGTCCACCCTAGGAGCCTCTGGTAAATGTGTGATTTACGAAGATGCTCGAGGGAAACCGGTGATTACAAAAGACGGGGTAACAGTAGCAGAATCTGTTGTCTTATTTGATCCGGTTGAAAATATGGGGGCTACTTTAATAAAGGAGTCTGCCAGAAACACAGTGAAAGAAGCGGGTGACGGTACCACTACAGCTATCGTCCTTGCTGAATCACTTATAAAAGAAGTTAATAGACAAGAAGAAAAAGCGTCTATTAGAGAAATAAAGGAAGGAATTGACTCTGGAATGAAAAAGGTTAATGAATACCTTAAGAAAAACTCCCTTGATATTAAGGGAGACATGCTACAACAAGTCAGTTCTATTAGTTGTAATAATGATTTAGAGCTTGGGAAGATAATATCTGAAGCTTATGAAAAAGTAGGGAAAGATGGAGTGGTACTTATGGAGGGATCAGACACAGAAAGCACTTATGTTGAGGTAGTAGATGGCGTACAGATAGAATGCGGACTAACTTCTCCACATTTTATAACAGACACAGATAAACAACGTGCTATCTTAGAGAATCCACTAGTACTAATTGTCGCATCGGAGATCCCAAATGTTAGGAAGATACAAAAAATCCTTGAATTTGCGATAAAAAATAATAAATCACTATTAATAGTGGCTCCAGTGTCACAACAAGTTAAGTCGGCGCTACTTATGAACAAAGTTAAGGGTAATATTAAAGTCAATATAGTTGATTTACCAGGTTTTGGCCCGACAACACAGGATACAATTAAAGATTTAGCGATTTTAACTGGGGCTAAGGTGATAAATGAAGAACTTGGTGACGATTTAGATGGAATTTCACTAGATATTCTTGGAGAAGTTGAAAAATCAGTTACAGATGACAAAAATACTGTAATTACTACCCTTGAAACAAATAAAGACGTATCTGAAAGGATAAAAGAAGTACAAAAACTCAAAAAGAACGAGAAAAATGGGTTTTTAAAGAGATTTATAGAACAAAGATTGGCTATGTTATCAGGTTCTGTAGGAATAGTACGTGTAGGAGCAGATTCCAAGGTAGAACTCAAGGAGAAGAAAGATAGAGTGGAAGATGCTATTTACGCTACAAAAGCAGCCTTAAAAGAAGGTATTGTTCCGGGCGGTGGTATTGCTCTGTTAAATGCTTCCCAATTTATAGTTCCGGAGAATGTTGGAGAAACAATACTATTAAACGCAATTAAATCCCCGTTCGAAACAATACTACATAATGCTGGTATAGATGATTATAAAGAAATGGACGAAGGAGTTGGGATAGACGTTATAACTGGGAAAAAAGAACACATGCTTCATCTTGGTATTATTGATCCTGTCTTGGTAACAAAAACTGCATTAAAGAACGCTGTAAGCGTAGTCTCAACTATAATTTCAGCTGATTGTGTAATATCTAATATAAGAATCGATGAAAGCAGTTAACCACTACCTTATAATAGATATGATAAAAGAGGAGCCTAAAGTAGGTGGTTTGATCTTAACAGACCAAACTAACGAAGACAATAGGTACTTAAAGGCTAAAGTAATATCTATAGGGAATCTTGTTGAGGGAATACAAGAGGGTGATATTATTTACTACGATAAACACGCTGGACACGGAATCCAGCATAAAAATACTTTTTACGGCGTTATAAAACAAACAGACGTCGTACTTATAGATTAAACCTAAACCATAACCCATAACCCATAATCCACAAACAACAAACAATTATTTATTAATCCTAAAATTTAAAAAAAATGAACGGACAAAATTACGTTGTGTTTCACAACGCTGTTGATGATTCTTATATGAATTCAGCAGACAACTTTAGAGGGGCTTATGCCACTGGAGAAGCGGTTGATGTTTACTTTGAATCAGCTATATCTTCAGCTGGTAATCCAGCTGCGTATGACAAAATCACTATGGCATGTACCGATGGTGAAGAAGATAGAGCTATTGAACAATTAGCTGCTGCTATAGGTGGTGGAAAAGGAATGACAATTATAGCTGATGATGTTAACAGTGTTTATGCTTGTGAGGATATCACTAGTGTTACTACTATTGCATTAGCTTCAAGTGGTCAAACACACAAACTAATAAGTTGGACCGCAGCAAAAACTCTAACTGCAGGTGACAGTGGAGCTTGGATCTATGCAAATGATGCTACGGCTGGTGTTTTAACATTACCTTCTGTTTCTGCTGGATTGACTTACGAGATCTTTATTCAAAAAGCTCAAACAGGTGACACACATATTCTTGCACAATCTGGAGAATTCTTTGAAGGAGCTTTACTTATGTCTGCTGCAGATACTTCTACAGAGAACATGGCTCTTTGGGTAGCAAATACTGCTGAAGATGACGCTATCAACTTAGATGATGATACAAAAGGTAGATTAGCTGGTGGTTACATCAAATTAGTTAGCGATGGAACAAAATGGCATGCAACTGGTCAATTGAATGGTTCAGGTGTTATTGTAACTCCTTGGCATACTGCTGAATCTTAATAGCAGGGTAAATTGAGATTAACCGCGCAAGATTTGCGTGAAATGAATATCCTTAAGTACTACAGGCTCACACGAAAGTGGGCCTGTAAGACTTACGGGTTAAAAGATGCAGATTTAGAATTTATTTAGATTGTAAAGAAAGATTTACACGACAAGAGTTTATAGACGGAGTTTATACATATTCATGGGATAAAAACCGTTGGGAGAGATTACGAAGAGATGGTTGGATAGATGTATGGAGGCACAGAAACCGTACTACTATTAAATATAGTGTATTCAAAACATCTTTTAGATGTAGCCAATTAATAAGTAGGGTATACCGAATTTTACTAGGTGAAGAAGATTTACCAGTGTCAGAGAGGAGTATATTCTACAATAACAAATCATATACAGATAAGGTTTATAATAAAGCTATAGATGATATGATTAAAGATAAAGAAAGATAATGGGATTTAAACTAGGAACAGCAAGGCAACCATATGCAGTTAGTGGAGAAGTTAGGACTAAGCTTCGTTTTCATAGAGAAAGTGGAGACCCAGATTTGTCTGTGCCTGGAACACCTATTATTAGAAAAAGATTAGAACCTGGGGTTTTAGGGGAAGCTAATATGGATGGTAGTATATATATTAGTGATCAACTTATACCGGGTAGTCATGAAGAAACACAAACAGTAAACCATGAAATGCGGCACGCAACAGATATTAAACTTGGTACAACAGAGTACACGGATGATTATGTAAAACATAATGGAGAAACATTTGCTAGAGAAACCAGGAATGGTAAAGATATGATTAATATTTATGGCGAGTGGAAAGAAGCTGGAGACGAGGGTTTTCCTTGGGAAGATGACGCGAATAACGGAATGGTATAAAAAATTAAATTATGAGTATATTAACAACAATATTTTCAGGTGGAACAAAAGATCTTGTAAAAGGTGTAGGTGATGTAATAGATAACTTACATACATCAGAAGAAGAGAAATTAGAAGCCGGACAAAAAATAAAAGAATTAGTCTCCAACTATGAGGTACAAATGGAGAAACAAATAACAGATAGATGGAAATCTGACATGGCTTCAGATTCATGGTTATCTAAAAATGTAAGACCTATGGTCCTTGTGTTTTTAGTAATAACTACAGTATTAATGATATTCATTGATGCTGGCATGATAAGTTTTGAAGTTGAAGCTAAATGGACTGATCTATTACAATTAGTATTAATAACTGTGATCGGTGCCTATTTTGGCGGGCGATCATTAGAAAAAGTAAAAAAATAAATTATGAAAGGAAAATTTTATTTGGCCTCAGTAAGGCCGAGAATAGACATACTAGGAAACATAGCGTACGGAGCAGATGATCTTTTATTTGACTGGCACCGATTTGAGATACCCAATGGGGGCGCTTGTTTAAAATCATTTAATATAATAGATCCAGGAAAAGATTCAACAGCTACAGCTGGAGTAGATTTTGAATTCTTTATAGCAAAAAGTGTAAATGGCGCAGCTCCACCATCTTTAGGAACTGTTAATTCTGCTGCTACTGGAGCAGCTACTAAGATCGGTATGGCAGGTTCTAGAAATCATATAGTATACCACAAAGTATTAGACGCTAATGTTATGGAAAACGCTGACACATATACACTGGGATACAATATATGGACTCAAACAGCCGCTGGTGATCAGGTGCAAAATCAAATACAACCAGGTGGTGCTACAATAGGTAGTGGAGATCATTTTGGTGGAACAACAAAAGGTTACCAAAGTTTATGGATAGCTGCTATTACACATGGTGCTCATGACTGGGGAACAGCTGTACTTGCTAATGGCGCTCAAGCAGCAGTAGCAAAAAGTACAACTAGCGAAACAACTTTAACTGTAGATGGTACAGATGCTGATGATGTATTTTCAGTTGGAGATGAACTAATAGCATTTGACGAGAGTGGCGGCGCTAATGCTGCAAAAATAGGTAAAGTTACAGAAATAGTATCAGCAACGTCAATAAAAGTTGATCACGTGGAAGAAGCAGTTGGTGATGATCAAGAAATATGTTTCAGAGGTCCACTAACATTCAACTTTGGATTCGAATATTAAAAGTAAATTAAATTAACTTAAATTAAATAAAATGGCAAAAAGAAAAACAAAGAAGGTGGAAAAGCCTTCTAAAATAACTAATGAAGAATTAAATAAAGTACAATCTGTAGTAAATAATATTAATAGAGCACAATTAGAAATTGGTTCCATGGAGAGTAAAAAACATAATTTACTACACCATATATCAACACAACAAGAACAATTAGGTGAAATGCAGGTTGAGTTTGAAAAAACTTATGGTACAGCAGATATAAACATACAAGATGGTACTATAAATCATCCAAAAGAAGATGTCAAAACTGATTAGAAAAATTACTGTAGGTAAAGATTATAAGAATGACGCTATGCACTATGCTGTTGGACAAGAGGTATATGGTGGACATACTATCTGTGATATTATAGAAGACAAAGATAAATACTCTATTTATATTAAGAAAAACAAAGACGTTTTGCCTTGGAAAGATTTTAACAAAAATATGGCGGTATCTATAGAATATAATCTAGAGTACTAATGAAAGCGCCTTTTGACTTTGTAATAGAACCAAAAGGGAATAGATACAACAATACTAAAAAGGTTGGAGATAAAGATCTTATTTTAAATACAGAGGTTTATAACCACCAATTTGTAAATAGAGAAGCTATTGTTAAATCTGTTCCTACAGCTTTCGAGACAGAAATACAATCAGGTGACACTGTTATTGTACATCATAATATATTTAGACGTTGGCATGATGTTAGAGGTAAAGAAAAGAATAGTAGAAATTATTTCGATGAAAATACATATCTTGTAAAAGAAGATCAAATATTCTTATATAAAAGAGATGAAGAATGGAAGGTTCCAAAAGGATATTGCTTTGCGCAACCTATAAAAGATAGAGTATACCTAGGGATTGATAAAGAGGAGGCGTGTATTGGTATAGTCAAACATACTGATGGTTCTTATAAGGAAGGGGATCTAATAGGGTTTACTCCATTTTCAACTTATGAGTTTATAATCGACGGTAAAAGATTATATAGAGTTATGACTAAATTTATTACAATTAAATATGAATATCAAGGAAACGAAAAAGAATATAATCCAAGCTGGGCAGAAAGCAGTAGAAGAGTTAATCAAAGTAGCTAAAGAACCTATTGTAGATTCAGATGATGATATATCAGCTGATAGATTAAAAAATGCTGCGGCAACTAAAAAACTAGCTATATTCGATGCATTTGAAATACTCACTAGAATTCAAGAGGAAGAGAATATACTTGAAGGTAAAGAACCAGAGGAGAAGAAAGATAGGGTATTTAAGGGGTTTGCAGAAGGTAGATCAAAATAATGTACGAACAAACTTTATATAAAATAATAGAACCTATAAAACGTACGACTATTACTCGTATGAATAGAGGTAAAAAGTGGAAGTACGGCTACAACAAAGAACATGATATAGTTGTACTATCTAAAAATGGTATTATAGGTGAAATATACGAAATACAAAACTTTAAAATAGCCTTACCTAAAGCACCTAAAAATATATTTAAACACGAGAAAAATAAATGGGTGAAGCAGGAATATCCTAAGGAGCTCAGTAAGATTAAAAACATATTTGATTGGAGGAGTTATCCAGAAGAAAGTAAAGACCAATGGTACGATTATATAGATAAAGAATTTGGAAGAAGAGATGATGGTTTTTGGTTTGTAAATAAAGGACAACCAACGTGGATAACTGGTACACACTATATGTATTTACAATGGAGCAAGATTGACGTAGGTGCACCAGATTTTAGAGAGGCAAACAGATTATTTTATATATTTTGGGAAGCATGTAAAGCAGATAAAAGATGTTATGGTATATGTTACCTTAAAAATCGTAGATCTGGATTTTCCTTCATGTCGTCTGCAGAGGCAGTTAACTTAGCAACAATATCAAGTGATGCTAGATATGGAATTCTATCTAAAACAGGTTGGGATGCTAAGAAGATGTTCACAGATAAAGTTGTCCCAATTAGCGTAAACTATCCATTCTTTTTCAAACCCATACAAGATGGTATGGATCGACCTAAATCTGAACTAGCTTATAGAGTGCCAGCTAGTAAGTTTACTAGAAAAAAGATAACATCTAATGAAAAATTAGAAGAGTTAGAAGGATTAGACACAACTATAGATTGGAAAAACACTGGTGATAATAGTTATGATGGTGAAAAACTAAATCTATTAGTGCACGACGAAAGCGGTAAGTGGGAGAGACCCGATAATATATTAAACAATTGGCGAGTTACAAAAACATGTTTAAGATTAGGTAGTAGAATAGTTGGGAAGTGTATGATGGGATCAACAAGTAATGCGTTAGACAAAGGAGGGGATAACTTTAAAAAACTATACTATGCTTCAGATGTTACACAAAGAAATAAGAACGGACAAACCAAATCTGGATTATATTCTCTTTTTATCCCAATGGAATGGAACTACGAAGGATTTATTGATGAATACGGAATTCCAGTATTTGACAATCCTAACAATGATGTCCTCGATCCAGATGGTGAATTAATAGATGTAGGAATTATAGAGCATTGGAACAACGAAGCAGAAGGACTAAAATCTGATCATGACGCTTTAAACGAGTTTTACCGTCAATTCCCAAGAACAGAAGAACATGCGTTTAGAGATGAGGCTAAAAATAGTATCTTCAATCTTGTTAAAATATATGAGCAAATAGATTACAACGAAGGTATAGGTAATTCAGCTGTAGTAAATAAAGGTAATTTTCAATGGATAAACGGTATAAAAGATACACAAGTAATCTTCTATCCGGATCCAAAGGGTAGATTTAAAGTTAGTTGGTTTCCGCCTGAACATATACAGAATAAAAGCATATTAAAGAATGGTATACGATACCCAGCTAATGAACACATGGGTGCTTTTGGTTGTGATAGTTACGATATATCAGGGACTGTTGATGGTAAAGGATCTAAAGGAGCATTACACGGATTAACAAAGTTTTCAATGGAAGACTGTCCTCCAAGTCAATTTTTTCTAGAATATGTAGCTAGACCACAAACGGCTGATATATTTTTTGAAGACGTTTTAATGGCTTTAGTGTTTTATGGTATGCCACTACTTGCAGAGAATAATAAACCTAGACTATTGTACTATTTACGTAGGAGAGGATATAGAGGATATTCTATGAATAGACCAGATAAAGTTTGGAACAAACTATCTGTAGCAGAAAAAGAAGTTGGAGGGATACCAAACTCAAGTGAAGATATAAAGCAAGCACATGCCGCGGCTATAGAGATGTATATACAGAAACACGTTGGACACTTAGGAGATGGAGATTATGGTAGTTTGTACTTCAACGAAACTTTAAATGATTGGGGAAGATTTGATATTACAAAAAGAACAAAATTTGATGCTACAATTAGTTCTGGTCTAGCTATAATGGCTTGTAATAGACATTTATATGCACCAAATGCAAAAATTGAAAAACCAAAGTTAAATATAAATATTGCCAAATATACACAAAGTGGTAATATATCAAAAATAATTAAACAATAAATATGGCAGAGTCTGTTATAAATAAATATTTTCCTAGTCAAGTAGTTAGCGATGCAGAAAAACTAAGTTATGATTATGGATTAAAAGTAGCTAAAGCAATTGAAACCGAATGGTTTTATCAAGATAGAGGGCATACTAGATACAATACCAATAAAAATAATTTTCATAATTTAAGGTTATATGCTCGTGGGGAACAATCAGTACAAAAATACAAAGATGAACTTTCGATTAACGGAGATTTGTCTTACCTTAATTTAGATTGGACGCCAGTACCAATTATAGCTAAATTTGTCGATATTGTTGTTAATGGTATTGCGGAAAGAACTTACGATGTAAAGGCGTTTTCTCAAGATCCATATGGAATTAGTAAGCGTACTCAATATATGGAGTCGATGCTAAATGATATGAAGACTAAACAGGTTAATGATTTTGTAGCTGAAAATTTCAACGTAGATATATACCAGAACGACAAACAAACATTACCAGAAGATGAAGAAGAGCTATCCTTACATATGCAACTCTCTTATAAGCAAGCGTCTGAAATAGCAGAGGAACAAGCTATAAATGTTTTAATGGAAGGAAATAAATATGAGTTAATAAAGAAGAGGTTTTATTATGACTTAGCGGTTTTAGGTATTGGTGCTGTAAAAACAGGGTTTAATACTTCAGAAGGAGTGGTAATTGATTATGTTGATCCAGTCGATTTAGTGCATTCATATACTGAATCTCCGTATTTTGAAGATATATATTACGTTGGAGAAATAAAAACAATACCAGTAAATGAACTTGCAAAGCAATTTCCCCATTTAGAACAAGAAGATTTAGAAGATATTATTAAGAACAAATCTATCCACACAAACGATTACGGTAATACTAATTATAGAGAAGTAGATAATAACAGCGTCCAAATTTTATACTTTAACTATAAAACATATATGAATAATGTTTATAAGTTAAAAGAGACAGGTAGTGGTGGAGAAAAAGCTATAGAAAAACCTGATACATTTAATCCTCCAGAAGAGAAAGAAGGTGATTACAGTAGATTACAAAGATCTATAGAGTGTTTATATGAAGGTGCTTTAGTTTTAGGTACAAATAAATTACTTAAATGGGAGATGTCTAAAAACATGATGCGTCCTAAAAGTGATTTTACTAAAGTTAAAATGAATTATTCTATAGTAGCTCCTAGAATGTACAAAGGTAGAATTGAGTCATTAGTGAGACGTATAACAGGTTTTGCTGATATGATTCAACTTACACATTTAAAATTACAGCAAGTGATGTCGCGTATGGTACCAGATGGTGTGTATCTTGACGCTGATGGACTTGCTGAAATTGATTTAGGTAATGGAACTAATTACAATCCACAAGAAGCTTTAAATATGTTTTTCCAAACTGGATCTGTAATTGGTAGAAGTTTTACACAAGATGGGGATATGAATCCTGGTAAAGTACCTATTCAAGAAATAGCTAGTGGAGCAAGTGGAAATAAAATACAAGCTCTTATAGCTAATTACAATTATTATCTCCAAATGATAAGAGACACAACGGGATTAAACGAGGCTAGAGATGCTGCTACGCCGGATAAAAACGCTTTAGTTGGTGTTCAAAAGTTAGCTGCTGCAAATTCTAATACAGCTACAAGACATATATTACAAGCTGGATTATTTTTAACAGCGGAAGTTGCCGAGTGTCTATCTCTTAGAATATCTGATATTATAGAATACTCTCCTACAAAAGACGCTTTTATACAAGCTATTGGTGTTCATAATGTAGCTACATTAGAAGAGCTAAGTGATTTACATCTATATGATTTTGGGATCTTTATTGAGTTAGCTCCAGATGAAGAAGAAAAAATGATGTTAGAAAACAATATACAAGTAGCTCTAGCACAGCAAAATATAGAATTAGAAGACGCTATTGATCTAAGAGAGATTAAAAATATTAAACTAGCGAACCAACTATTAAAGATACGTAGAAAGAAAAAGTTAGATAGAGACCAATTAATCCAACAACAAAATATACAAGCACAGGCACAAGCTAATATGCAAACACAACAAGCTGCTGCAGAGTTGGAAATCCAAAAACAACAAACTCTATTCCACTCAGAATCACAATTGGAACAGTTGAAAGGAGATATGGCATCTCAAAAACTAATGCAAGAGGCTGAGGTAAAGAAACAGTTAATGGAGCAAGAGTTCCAGTATAATATGCAGTTAAGGCAAATGGATATGAATACAATAATGGAAAGAGAGGGACAAAAAGAAGATAGAAAAGATAAAA